TAGATAAACCCCTTATTTTTAGACAGGGAGTAAATCGCCAGTACTTAAAGGAGTACGGTAGAATGTTTGAATGTGACTATCCGTAGTACCAATACTTTTGATATCCTTACTAAAGTTTATTTTAATGCATCATAGAAAATTTTATAATTTTATAATTTTATAATTTTTAAATTTTATTGATTAACCATAGATTAACCCTATAGATCAAATGATCCCACGGGGGGTTAACAAACGTCAAAGTAGTAAACCGTGTAAATCGTAACTTTGATCTATGCGCCGCTAAAAGCGGACTTAAGGCACATAAGCGCCTGGTGGAGGGTCCCTATTATAGGCCCTCGTTACGGGAACTGAAACAAATCTTCCAAAAGAAAGATCATCTGCTCCCGCTCGGTATATAGACAGGGCGGCAGCCGAGCCAATACCTCCTCTAAGAACTAGAGGATTAGCCATCCCGTTATTGGGATCGCTCAAAAATGGTTTATTGACATTTCCTGTCTCAGCAGGGCCAAGACGGGAATGAGTAAAATGGTATTGAGGAACCATAACCTCAATAGCAGTGCTATTTCCAGCAAATCGTTGAACAGGCAGACCCTGAGTCTTAACGATTTCCTCTTTAATTGGATTTGCGCTTCCAGTGGAAAACCCATACAATTTAGAGGTGCTAGCATAGTAAACATCCAACGCCATCTGTTGGTTGTTCGAAATTTCAGAAGCCACATCAGGAATGATGCGGATCCTTACTCCTCCTCTATGGAGGGCATAGCACATGGCCCACCTAGAGTAATTATCACAAGTGCCAACAGAATGATAAACAGTATCATCCGCAAGCATAGCGACATTTGTGAGGAAAGGTCTAATTGACATAGAGTCAACATTGATTTCCTCACTTGTAGTGATTGTTTCAACACAATCATATTTCTTCAGTAATGAACGTACTGAATTGACTTTCTCTCCAATACAATACTCAGAATCTGCAACAGGGTCTGTGGTTAGTGAAGAACCTCCCAAATCGGTAGCCGAAATTATCGGAGCAATATCACTCTGATACTCAAAAACTGAAGCCATCTCTACGTTTTGATAAGGGATCGGAGCCGCGACCTCAAAGTCGTCAGCAGCAGAAACCTCTAGCAGAATTTGGATTGTATTTGGTACTGTAGCTGGGAAAACCAACTTGTCTAGCACCGCAACCTCAAAAGTACCGATGGAGTCTGACCACTTAGTCCAAGGTAAGACGCTCTGGTAAGGAATGGTAAAACGCATTTCACTCTGCAACCTAATATCGATGATCTGCCTCAAAATATAAGGCGAATCAGCAACGTTATTGGTTGGAGGAGATGCAGTAGTCAGTCTCGAATATGGATTAAACGAGACCATCAGTCTGCCTGAGTGAAACTCAGTCTTAACAAATTTAAGAGTGAAAGTCATGCCACCTCGCCAATAAGCAAATTGTGAAGCCAAGTATCCCATAGGTGTGTAGTTGTTAAAAACTATACTAGAGACTGTAGTTGGCACATTTGCATTAAAGGGAGACACATTCCACGTAAGTATGTTAGCATCTTTAGAGGCTGTACTAGCCCAAGGGAAAGTACCAAGATAAGCAGGAATGGATTTTATATAATCAAAGGACATCTCATCTTGATCAGTAGAAGCAAAGCCAGGAGCAACGCACACATGATTATCCGCAAACAGAGATAGTGGTTGGGCCGTATCGGCCGTATCACACACGCTGTTATACGTTAACAGATAAGGCGTAACCCTGGTGACTGCTCCAATTTCTGAGGGTTTAGACCAGCCCCATATTCTAGCTGCATTGGCCAGAATAGAAGCTCCCCAACTCGTGGTGCTTGCCATTGCTGAAAGCAATGGAATTTTCCCTAGGACATTAGCTGTTCTAGAAATCTTGTTCAACGTGGAAGATACAACACCATCAGAAACAGACATCTGCTCTTTAGCAACAATATCTGACTGGGGAAGGGCAACACCACCTAGCTCAACATTCTCAAAGCTAGCCCACAATGAGTAGGCTATGCTCGTAGAACCAGCTGTAGTTACCATAGGAGAATATGGGTAAATGAAAACAGAGCCTGTATCACCATAACTGGTTGTACCAGCTTTGTTTCCTTGCATATAACCTAACATGAAACTAGTGTATGGAATACACAATTCCACCTCAGTCTGAGTTGCTAAATCAATTTCCACATGTGGTAATTGGGTTATAGCCGTTTTACAATGTCTATGCATATTGGTCCATAAATCACGCGTCGCTCCTGTCGCTCCACCATCAGGCAACCAAGCCAGGATATACCTGCCCATAATAAACCTGTTAGCGTTAACTTGCAACTTGACTCTCACGTTAGCATTAATCATGTAACGTCCTGACAACTTGTTAGCGTAGTAAGGCGTCTCGATCAGATCTTTGAACAATCTCCAATGTCCAAATGTTGTAGGTCCGTCTGTAATAGCTAAAGAGCCATAAGAGAGCAAACCTGGCCTTCCAAACCAATCTTGGAAGCTAGAATCAACACCCACTTGCGTGGAAGCTTTGATTCTACGATCCAAAGCCTTTTGAAGAGCTGTTCTAACTCTAACCACAGTAGCATCAGTTGAATCCTTGCCGGCATCTCCAAATTGAGAAGTGCCAGAAACGCCAACAGTGGACTGTAGGTTAGCAGCCACACCAGCTTCTGGAGTTTGATTAGAAGAAATATTGCTTTGGGGATACAAAATACCTGGCCAGCATATACCAGGTACAGGTTCCATAATTTCTATAGGCGCTCGGAACTGTGCGCTATCGTCAATGGATAATAATGAGGTTGTAATGATCATTGTTGTCTAAGTTTGAAACTGTTTTGACACACAGTCGTAGGATTCCAATTTCTTGGATATTTACTGATAATCCTAATACATACCTAATCACGGAATAGGGAACCGGCTTTATTTTTACGAGACAGTACAAGCAGAGAGCTCAACCCAGGGGGCGATGCAGAACTAGTGGATGTATACACCTTCGCAATTACATACGAAAGCGTAGCAGGAATTGAAACAAGTCCTATCAACTGTTCTACCATACATACTTTTATAAGCTAAATTAACCTGAGGAGCATATTCAGCAAACACAGAACTACCATGTAAAGATAGCTCGTCAAGGCAACCTTGCACATTAGTATGCACAATGTCGTCTTGTAAAACGCCACATTTCTTTGTCCAATATGGCGTTTCTAGCACAACATCTAAACTGAGAGGAGCCACATAAACACCACTAATAGGTTCAAACCTAAATGTGCGCTTCAAAAATTGTAAATCCTCCAACTTTCTCAATTGTGCGTGAGATTCACCCTTCAATTCAGAAGTATATGTGAGACCAACTTTGGACATGACCAGAGCTATGGCCTCCTCAGTAAAGTCATCTCTCAAGGGACTGACGGCAAAAATATTGTCATCACCCAAACAGCACAAATAAACGTGGTTGTTGAAGTCGTTGGCTTCCATTATAGACACACCGTAACGGAGCTGCCACGCCATTCTAAAGGCTATATGGTTATACATTGTATTAACCAAAGCCGTGAGAGGGTGGCCCGACGGTAAGCTAGAATGCCATGCATATATCGTGTCTCCACGTATGTGCCTAGAATTAACCAACTCTAACCAAAGTATTTCTCTTATATTGGCATTGTCCGGTCCATCGTTATACCAAGAATTTATAATTCCAAGAATTTGGAAGTACACTTGAGGCAAACCCGAAGCATCGAACGCTGAGTAATCGCCGGCTCCACAACGGGCTCCGGTACCAGCTTTTTGCCTCATTTTAAGAGCCATGTGGTGCCACTCTTGACTATAAGGATTCACTCCTATAGCAGAACCGTTATTGATCCTGTTCTTCATGTACCACAAAGAGAAAGCTCCAAACATCATCCTATAGGCTATCAGTAAATCCATAGGACAACCAGATATCATTCTAGTTTTTCCAGCCGCAACTTTATCTTTCGGCCGACGCTCATCCTTTAGATTGTCGGTGAAAACATGTATATGACGGCGCATAGCCTTAGCCTCATCCAAGATGAACCACACTCTTCTCTTTATGAGTTTAGCTTCTTCAGAACCTAAGTCCCAATCTTGACCATCTCCAAAATACTTTGTTTTGCCCCTATTGGTTTCCAATATAAAAGGAAAACCAGGACTAGTAGATCTAGACATAGATGAAAAATCAGAATCGCCATCCAAGCCCTTGCACGCCTCCTCAAAGTCGTACATTCTTGCTGTAACTGGAATGTCAGAGTTAGCCAAAAGGTACTGATAATAACTCTCCGAAGCATTAGCTAACTCAGCACCAAAATATATTGGTTTAGAGCTGCAATATTTGGACAAGGTATTTTGAAAAGGATCAATTACTTTGTCTCCTGGTTGTACAGTGAATCTGCCCAACCTTGCAACGGCCGTAGTATCTGTCTTCCAGGCCAGACCCCCTGAAAACAAAGGGTGCAACTTGGATGGTACTATTTTAGACTTAGACCCAGAAAATATAGAACTCTTCACGGAGTAGAGAAGCTCAAATTTCTCAGGAATGTCACCTTGCGGTTGACAATCCTTAATATAAGACTCTTCATCAATAAGTGGAGAGTCGGCTTGCACATCAAAAAGAACTACAAGCGATTCCAGGGTCTCCTTGTAAATGGGTGTGGAAAAGCCTATTGCCCTTCCTGTATCACCAGCCACATGGAAGCCATAAATAGTTCCCATATCGGAACGTCTATTTAAAACACAAAATAGAGCTCCACAATCGCCCTTTACTGTGGTAGCAGAGTAAGACCAAGGATCAGCTATAGAAAGCTCAAATTGACCTCCTATGCTATCTGTACCATGTCTAACAGGAGCACTCTTCAATCGTGTCGCCTGTCCCGTTGCTTCCTCTCTCCTGAGATTGGCAGCAACGAGCCTAAACATCACTGACTCGGAAGCTCGATGATGGGCCTCACTCGCAAAATATTTGATAATATTGGGATGCACAGGCACATTATTTGGAGCTTGGAATACAATCCAGTCTCTTCCTAGACAACTATCATTAATCTCATCATTGGGTAACAACCCAGCAAAAATATCTTTGACAGTCAACAGGTAGCATCTGTCTCCATCTTTATCAGATGCAGATTTTCTTATCTTCACTACAGTCTTCAAATAATCTTCGGAGACTGTTACATTGTTGGCAAAAGTACCTATAAAATGGGCTGGTACTACTGCCAACCGACCCTTAACAAAGGTTGCGTAACCAGCCTTTCTAAAGGAATCGCCATCTTGGACGAGGAACTCATAAGAGCTCCTATTCAATATCCTATCTATAATCACATCTGCGCCTGTATCAAAACCAGACCCCATTTGAGTTTTTAAGGTCAATTTAGTGATACTTGATGCCTTGGCCGGCATCCGCAGCTTGTCAGAATGGCCAAAAGAGTGTTGTTCAGCCAACTTTGCCGCAGCCAGCTCTTCTACTTTAATCTCTTGATAAGATTTATATATTTTCGGAGCTGCCTTGACCACTAAACCAACACCTAAAACAGCCATTAACCAGCCTATACAAGTTAGTATGGTAGACATATGTGAAGTTAACCACTCGATGGCAGTGGTAAAACCATTTTTAACGCGGTCTTTCAGACCTACAAATATTCCCCTCACACGCGAAGCAAGAGAAGTTGATTTTGGAATGTGGATTTCTTTCAAAGTGAAATCTCCTTCCTCAAAATCAAACTCACCAATAGCTGTCGCAAATTCTAATTGAAATTCTGAATGCGGAAGCATCAACATTCCATCATCTTTAGTAACGCTGCAAAAAATCCTAATTCTATCTGCTAAACCAAAATTTGTGCCGCTAATAGCGTGCCACAATGAATTAACAATAGCAAGGTTTTGATTGACTGTAACGGCAATATCCTCTGGAATATCTTCATGAATCTGGGCAGTACGTAGTATATTTTGAAACCTTTCATCACCTATATAAGATTCCCCTTTATTTTTAGAGAGAAAGCTGCCTTGTGGCTCTGCTAGGTTGTTTATACGGTCCAAAAAAGGAACCATATCTGCAACTCTTTGCTTATAACGAGCCCTCTTGACGTAATGCATGTCAACTAACATTTGTAAAACTTCATCAAAAGTATACGTGCCAATTGCATTACCATTAGCTGGTTTCAAAAGTTTAAATCTAACCATTTCTGGCGTGAAAGAGGTGACTCCTTCGGAACCCATGGGCAGCTTTGACTTATCAATACGCTTGAATTCATCAGCGTATTTCGGAACAACCTCTTGAATAAAGTCAAAATCGAATCTTCTATTAACAGCTTCAGGCTCACAAATACTGTCTATTGGTAGGTCTCCCTTCCAATTAGTTGTTGCGATAACAAAGCTTGAGGTAAAATAAGAATTTGCCTTATCTTCAACTCTGGCCATGTGCAATATGTAAGGAACCTCATTAACGGCCCTGATTATATTCATCCACTCCGGATTTGGAGCTGCAACACTGTCCCTAATCTGACCAAGATCATCGAAAATGCACACATGAGCATCGGATGTATAACCATCCCAATATTCATTTTCCTGTTGACGCTCGTAGATAAATCTGGTTTTGTTTGCATTAAACCTTTCCAGACTATCAGCAGGTAATGTAGCCTTACAAAGAGCATAATTAAACATTGTCATCATTTGGGACTTACCAATTCCAGGTTCTCCCCTAACCAACATGCCCACAGGCTCTGGCCTCAAACCATCACTAGTGAAACCACTATTAGAAAACAAGTTCCTGAACTTGCTCAGAGCCATTGCCTTGGCATTAAGCAAGGAAAGAATTCCAACAGATTTTGGTCCTCTTGGTAGGCCCTTAATTAGCTTATCAGCTTCACGTCCTAAGTCAACCAAGGTTTCATAATTTTCAAGAGTGTACGCAAATTTCTTCAAATGAATTTTGCGTTCTATTTCCATCACTCTATCAGAAAATGAATCTATCTCCTGTGAATTAGTTTGGATAAAATTAAACAACTTGTCACTCTTACACTTAACAGCGACAAGATTAGCTAAATACTGTCCAAACTCAAGCACACGCTTAACAGCGTCTGCCAATGAGGTCACCATTCTATCTTTGTCCTTAAGATAGTCCATAGTTAGCTTGGTGATATTGGCCTTAGAAGAAACCCCGTTTTTCACAGCAAGAGCTGAAACGAGACCAAAAGCCAGATTCTCTAATTCTGGAGTTCCCATTTGCGCCTCTGCAATATCGTTTTTAGCAGTTGATATTGCAGGTAAACACTTTAGGAGATACTCCATGAACGTAGATTTCATAGCTTCAGGTACCAATTGGGTCGACACGATAAGTGCCAAGGCAGCAATTATAAGTTGTACCTTAGATCTACTGTGACCATAGTAGATCATTTGTGATGCAGCAAGAAAGGTCAAACAATAAAAAGTAGTATCTTTTCCTGCTTTGGTAGCACTAGCAAATGTCTCCATCAAAGATGTAACAGAAGTGGACATATCATCACACTTGTCTAAAAGGTTCTTATCCTTAAACTCTGAAACCAAGCCGGTTACATCATTTATCACACCATTAAACTTGTCAACATTCTCAGGCGTTAACAAGGAATTAACAGTGTCAGTTAGATTGTCAACTTTATCACAAGTCCCTTTAACTTGATTAAAGGGATTGCGTAACATGCCACTCTGAAACTCGAACATGGCTCTTTTCACATCCCTCCTCAATTTAACATCAGACTTAACTTTTTTAAGAGTCTTTTTCTTTGAGAACTTACGTCCTCTAGAATATCCTTTGTTAGATTTAGTAGTTGTATAAGCTACAACACCTTCAGAATTTTTAATTAATTTTTGCGAAACTAGTGGGTACTGATCAACAGAACGTTTCAATTCTGTGGATAGTCTCTGTACATTATGTCCACGCTGAGAGAGAGCAGCGCTCAAAGTTTGTTTATGATTGTTTGTCATTGATTTAAATTCCATCTTTTTGAAACCGCTTTTGGTGGCGGTCGCGAGACGCAAGCTATTTACGATTAGTCCCGATCAATACCTAATTAGAGACTAGGGAACTCATTGGATTAGTTCTATAGTGAACAAGACTTATCTAGTGGAAACAAAACTTAAAATAATTTGAGTTTATGGGGGTTTAAGTTAACCTACTTAGAAGGGGTCGTCGGAATGATTAGTACACCAGCTAAAATTTTTCACATTAACCTAAGTGAGAGGGGTTACGGGTAAAATCAGTACACCAACTGAAATAACATTTCACATTAACCCAAGTGAGGGAGGTTCCGGGTAAAATCAGTACACCAACTGAAATAGCAGTTCACATTAACCCAAGTGAGGGAGGTTACGGGTAAAATCAGTACACCAACTGAAATAGCGTTCCACATTAACCCAAGTGGGGGAGGTTGCTCAAATAATCAGTACACCAACTGAAATACTAGACAAAACATATACGGGTTTACCG